GATGAACGGTCTTCGTTTCACTTCTTCCTTTTCCAAAAGCACGTTTCCGGCTTTTACCACACGCTGTAGCTTGGCTATGCCTGTGCCATCGCAGTCGAGAAGTATGTACGCCTCGTAAACCAAGATTGTTCTAACTTGGTCTTGGTAACCAGTAGCGTTAAAACCACGGTCGGCGCCAATATCTTCGTTTCGCGCTAAGACTTCAGGGTCAGTTTCAAGCTGGATGTCTTCATGGTCACCAATCTTGTCGATTAGGTCGTCATCATATAACTCACGAAGTTCTGAAATGGTCTTCGGTACACGATGTGCGCAAAATTTGACTGTATCTAGGCTTTTTGCCTGTGGCTCAATCAGGAACTGTTCTGGCGGGATGCTCTCAATACAAACTTGGCTTGTATCTCTGGTCTTGCTGATAGTGCCTGAAACCATGCCTAAAGCGTCAGTTTCGCTGTCTACCAGTTCGATTGCTTCGTCTGACGCAAGCAACATATCCAGTTCGTCTTGAGTTATGTTCTCAAATTCCTCAATGTCTTCTTCACTTCTGGTGTCCCAGAACACTTTTGCAACGCCTACACGAGATGTAAGGCCATCGTGAATTACGTCACGAGCGATATCAAAGAAGTTGTTTTGACGGTGAAGTACATAATCTGTGTAAGCAGAACAGACTTCAGCCATTTGGACATCTTCTGGCCCTTGCGGGGTAAATTTGCAGATTTTGTTGCCAGCACTAAAGGTTTCCAAGAGTGCAGCTGACATACTAGATACTGCGTCAAACACAGTCTGTGAGACGTACTTGCTGTTTCCGTCATGCGCTGGTTTAGGCAGCGTACCGTTTAGGTACTGGGTAACTCGCTGTCTTTCACGCGATAGGTCACTATCGTAGTAACCAACGCTCATCTTGATGTTATTCTCTACGATGGTAACGATTTCGCTATCGCTTAGTTCTTTGTAGTCTTCGATTTTAGCCATGTTTATATCATTTCCACATAGAGGTCATTTGGTGTCTCCACTGGTTCCCACGCCCCTTCGTGGACGTGATTTGCTAGGGCGAGGCTCATGACGCAATCGTCAAAACAGCCTTGCTCTGCTTCCATCGCCCCAGATTGGGTCACGATGTAGGTCAGCATTTCGCGGATGGTGTTTTTGTCGTTTAATTCCAACTCGCCTTCACGCATTGCGGCTCGAAGCTCGTCAATGATTAGAGGCTTAGTTTTGCTGGTAGTCGTAAATCCAAGCTTCGTAGTTTCCTTATCTGTCAGCTTGTCAATTTGGACTTCAGTGAAGAAGTTTGGGTACGCATAGTCTTTTCCAAGCCTTGTAGCCGTGAGAATACCGTGGGAATTGTTTTCAACGATGACAAAAGCCTCGTTGTAGTAGTTCCCAAGTTCTCGCAGGATTTCTGCAAAATAGTCTGGATGTACCTGACCACGCCACGTTGCAACTTGGCGTTTCTTGCTATCCAAAACTTGTGCGACCGACCAGTCTCCTCCCCTAACTCCCATAGCAACGTCTGCACCAATGACATATCGTTCTCCTGAATCATGTTTCCGGTAAGTTTGAAGTTCGCCGCGAGGATGGTTGACCCATTCTTCGCCTTCTAAGGCTAGTTTCTGGTCAATGTCTCGTGCTTCCGTCAGTGCGTCTTGCAGCTGTGCTGGGTTGAACACTGGGCGTCCAGTCGTCAGGAACGCTTCGTCTGGATATGAAGGGTATTCCTGCTGAAATAACTCCATTCCGTTCTGAGCAATCTTCCTACGCCTAAACATTAGCTGTTCGTTGTCCAGTTTGTACTTCTTCGCTAATTCTTTTTCTTCTGGAGTGCGTTTGAAGCCTTTGGACACTGGTTCACGGTATTCTGGGTCAGTGAACCAAGGGATAAACACTGGTACATAACCGTTTTCACCAGCTACAGCCCCTTTCCAGAGGTCATAAAAGATGCCTGAGACACCATTGGCTGTGCTTTCAATAAAGATAGCTGTGCCTTTGGCGTTAGGCACTGCCTGAGACAGGCCATTCCAGATTTCTTCTGCTGTAGACTTAGGCCAGAAGGCCAATTCGGAAGCATGACAGTGCGAAAAAGTCTCACCTCGCCCAACTGCTTCACCGCCAGCTGTAGCCACAACGTAGCTGCTGTCTAGGACATCAAAGCTAAGTTCGCGTCTGGAACTGTATTTGGTATGTGGTTTGAGGATTTCAGGGCAATTGTCGTGAAACCTTTTGGTCATATCAAACAGCGCACGAGTGCTATCTGCGTGATGCGTGATAACCATAGCTTTTCGGGCTGGTTGTTGGGAGACAGAAAAGTAAAGATAACCACCAGTGTAAGTAGACAAACCTTGTTGTCTGGCTTTCAGAATGATGACCCGTATTTTGCCTTCAGATTTCATCTGTTTATCAACAGCTTCCTGAAGTATCTTCTGTGCTGGGTTTAGCTTTAGATTAGCGATTTCACCAGCTTTTGTGCGTATTTTAAGAGAGGCTTTAGCGTAAAATGGAAAGTCAGTTAGCAGTCTTTTTCTAACTGCTCTAAGTTTGCTATCCATCGTCCTCATCATCTGGAATCATCAAGCTAGCTAGGAAGTCTTCAGCCTTGCTGATGCTTACTTCGCTTTTCGCTGATGGCTTTGATTTGGTGAAGTCCAGTACAAGACGTGCTGCGGCTACTCGCTCTCTATTTTCACCGGGCGTCTTCATTACCTCGACTGCTGTTTCTAGCGCAGTCTTGGCGTACTCATCTTCAATATTGAATTGTTCTGCCATGATTTCTACTACCTTCCGGGCTTCGGTTTTGACTTTTGACCGTATTGGCTCGATTGTTTCTTTCCTGTACCCATCAGGCACTCCTCTTGGTCTTCCGGGGTTTTTGCGTGGTTTTGTTGACCACTTCCGGCGTAATGCTCTGCCCTCTTCCGTTTCCATCAGAGTTGCGAAGTAGTTCTTCTTCGGGGCTTTGTGCGGGGCTGGCCCTTGTCCCTTTTTTGATGGGGATTTGGCTCTTGGTTTCTTTGGCGCACCCATTCAATGCTCCTTCTATTGTCTGTAAAACGTAATCTCTGGTCGCAAGCCCAGACGGACAGAAAACTGGCTCTGGAACTGCATTACGCAAATCTTGAAGCACTAGGATTTTCTGCTCATCTGGGATTTTTGATGCAGAGACACGCTCGACTTCATGCGCCATACGCACGAGGTCAAAGGCTGTGATTTTCACAGTGTGTCTCCTATTTAGATTGTTTGCTGGGCAAGGATGCCTTTGCGGTCTTCTTCTTCACCTTCAGCTAGAAGCATATTGGCAAAGATTGCTGCAACCATTGCGGCTAGCGGCATTGAATAAAATTGCACGACATCACTTTTGTTTAGAATGTCTCTCACCAGCTTTGTTGCTTGTGGCATTTCTGCTTTGGCTTTCTTTGGATTAAGTAAATACAAGCCGATCAAATCAGCTGCCAACTCATGTGGTGTCTGGAAATACTCATTCTCTAACTTTTGAAGTCTTCCTGCGATTTGGTTTGCTCGACCAGTGTCACCCTTACCCTCTGCCTCAAGAATTGCTTGTCCATATCGACTATAGGTTGGTCGAACTGGCGTTGCACTTTCATTCAAAATGCCTTGGCTTTGCTGCCTGACGATTTCATTCAAAATTGATTGGGCTTCACCTGACCCCACAAATGTTTCTGGTCGTTGGTTGGCAGGAAGAAACCCAGATGCTGCATCCATTAACTGAGCGATAGCATCTCTGAAGGTGTCTTCGTAAAGTCTGTCACTGTCTGTCAAAGCACCATCTGATAAACGATTATAGAAAGATCGTTTTTTCGGTTCCCTGCCTTTTAATCCGGGTATAAAACCACCTTCGATGCCGTGACCAATTTCGTGCAGTGCAACAAACAACGCTTCAAGCGGGGTAACACTTTCTTCTGGGTTGCGTGGGTTTTTGTATTCGCCAAGCACACCAATGGATGTCTTAACATCTCTGCCAGTAAGCGTATCCCTAACAGTCTTCGATGGGTTGCGAGCCGATTTTGCACCACCAGTATGGAAGCCAGCACTGCCCATTGAAGCCTTGCCAAAAACACGAGCAAGGTCATTTTTATTAGATGCAATGTGAAGTGCAAATCCTAACGCTTCGGCTAGTTTTGTAGCTGTCTCTAAGTCTGGTATCCCATTTTCAAATTGCGAACCGGGTTTGCCAACCTCAAACATAGCGTCTGTGGTTGGTTTTACGTCTCGTACTTCTTCTGGGGATGCAGGGCGAGAGCCAGCGGCTACTTGTAATCCAAGATCAGGTCGTCTTGGGTCGAACTGCTGGTTGAGGTCGATTGCCTCTTGTGCATCATTCGTTCCGCTTCCAGCTTGCCCTGAAGCAATTCTTGCGTTTCGATCCGCATATGCCACGGCTTCTGTTTCTCTGAAGGCTTCTGCGCCTTCGGAGAATTTTTCGTAGATGAGGTTCGCTCCAAGGTCATTGTATAACTCCTGTTCGTATGCCCAAAGTATAGCCTGTGCAGACTGTGGTGTCACCCCAAGGTTTTCACCTACTCTGGTAAACAAATCTTTCATTGTTGGGCGTTCTAATTCAGTTGGTGCATCAACCAATCCAGAGCCTTCCAGCTTTGGATCAGCTAACAGA